GATCCTCTGTCTTCGACGGAGTTCAGCTTCACGCGGTTCCTGACTCCATACCTCGCGGGGTATTCCGGCTGGGCCTTGTTTTGCGACTGCGATTTTCTTTTCCGGGGGGACATCGCGACTTTGATGGACTACGCCGAGGGGGCAAAAGCGTGCCTCGTAGTACCGCACGATTACAGGCCGACCGATCTGGTCAAAATGGACAACCGAACGCAACATCAATATCCCCGGAAAAACTGGAGCTCCTTCATGCTCCTTAACTGCGAGCATGAACAAGTCCAGAAACTTACGCCAGAGGTGGTCAACGTCGCCTCGGGCATGTATCTTCACAGGTTTGAGTGGCTGACCGACGAAGCCATCGGCCACCTGCCGATCGCCTTCAACTACCTAGAAGGCTGGTACACTAAATCCGATTGCCCCAACCCGATTGCGGTACACTTCACCCGTGGTGGTCCTTGGTTTCAGGACTACGTTAACGTGGAGTACGGCGACGAATGGATGCGAGCAAGCAAAAGCCTATGAAGTTGCAAGACATTCATAAGGCAATCGACAAGGCATTTGGCGACGGCCAGTACGCGAAAGCATTAGATCTTTGCAATTACGCCCTCGCGATCCAGCCGAACGACGCGATCATTCCGCGCGCAAAAGGCAAGATCCTTGGCAAGATGAATGATTATCAGTCATCTCGTGAATGCTTTACCAAGTCTCTGAAGATCTTCGGCCCGAACGCCGAGGACTACTTGAACCGTGGGCTCTGTCACTCCGAGTTGACTCAGTACGAGGACGCCGTTGAAGACTTGAGCGCCGGTCTGAAACTCATGCCCAACTACGCCTCCGGCTATCTGCAACGTGGCGCGGCGTTCTGGGAACTGCGGCGCTGGCCCGAAGCCCTGAAGGACTTTGAGAAGGCGCACGAGCTGAACCCGGAAGACGCGAACGCCAAGTGGGTGCTCGGTCTGCTTCAGCTTCAGATGGGCAACTTCAAGGATGGTTGGGGAAACTACGACCAGCGGTGGGGCTCCGCCAAGTTCAAGAGCCCAAGGCTTCAGACTAAGAAGCCGGAGTTCGTGACGAACCGGAAGTTCAAGTCGGTTCTCGTCTGGGGCGAGCAAGGCATCGGTGACCAGATCATCTACGGGTCGATGCTTCCGGAGATTCTGAAGCGCACGGGCAGAGTCACGGCGATGGTGGATCAAAGACTGATCCCGCTCTTCCAGCGGTCGATGCCAAACATCGAATTCATGTCGAGCATTGATCGTGTCCGAGCGGATGACCACGAAGCGCACCTGCCGTTTGCATCAATCGGCCGGGTCTTCATCAAGCAATTAGACGATATCAAGAAGGTCGTTTCTCGTTCTTTCTTGCAGGCCGATCCTGCTCGCGTCGAAGCGGTGCGGGCTGAGCTGAACCTGTCGGACTCCGACTTTGTTGTCGGCCTCTCGTGGGGCTCGCAAGCGATCAAGATCGGGCCGCACAAATCCTGCAAGCTGGAAGAGCTACTGCCCGTCCTCCAGATTCCCGGCGTCAAGTTCGTCAACCTGCAATACGGCGACTACTCGAAAGAGCTAGAGCTACTCAAGCTGAAGCACGGGATTGAACTTCTGTCCGCATCTTCTGTTGACCGCTTCGCTGATCTCGACGGCATGGCCGCGCTCTGCTCGGTCTGCAATGTCATCGTCGCCGTATCTAGCTCGACCGTTCACATGGCCGGTGCCTTAGGCATTCCGGTCCTGCTGATGGACGCGAACAAGCTCTGGTACTGGGGAAACAAGGACGGCGACCAAAGCCTCTGGTATCCCAGCATCCGCATCTTCCCGCGCGAGGCGATGGGCAAACCGTGGGCTCCGGTGATTGAACGTGTGACCGAAGAGGTTAAGAAACTCAAGGAGGGAACATGACTGAACCAGACATACTCGAACGTCTTCTGCTGATCCCGAGAAACCTGATGGTCGCAGTGGACGAGGGTTCATATCTTCCGATTGGCGAGCTGACCAACCAAGCGGCACTTGTCATCATTCGATTACGCAAGCAACTTGAAGACCTGAAAGGAAAGGAAAATGACCGAGGTTAAAAATGCAGTCAAAGAATACTTGGCGTCTATCGGAAGCCGAGGTGGAAGCTCTGGGACTGGGGCCAAGAAGCGACGACCCAAGTCTCACTACCAGCGGATGGCCAAGCTCAGCCACGCCAAGCGAAAGGCCAAGAAGCGAAAGGCTAAAGCTGAGCATTCCGATGTCTGACCCAGTCAACCCGGAGCACTACAAGAAGGGCGGCGTTGAATGCATCGACGCCATCCGCTCCGCCCTTACGCCAGACGAATGGAGAGGCTTCCTGAAGGGCACGGCGATCGCCTACCTATGGAGGCTAGGGCACAAGGATGCGCCCGAACAGGACGCCCGTAAGACGGCGTGGTACGTATCGTGGCTTGCGGGGAAGGACCCGAGAGAGTAATCTCAGGGAGTGCTATCTCCTTGAGAGACTTGGCCCCGGAGTTGAAGCCACAGCTAGCGGCTCCTCCGGGGCATTTTTTTATCTGCGAACTCTGTAGACCTTCCGATCCCGTCCGCCGCCCACTGGCTTGACGATCTCCTCGACGATGTCGCCCGACTCCATGAGCGTGTGCAGGATCTCGTTCCGATCGCGGGCCTTCATACCCTGACAGACCTTGGCAAGCTGGGTCATGCTGAGACCCTCGTCGGTCTTGCGGATGATGTTCAGGATCTTCTTGTGGCTGGCTTCGATCTCGTTCTCTGCAACCTCGCGCGCGATCAGATCGGCGGTGTAGTTGAACGACCAGCGGGCGAGATCGTTGGCCATCTTGAATACCTCGAACGTCACGATCGGTGCGATCGGATCTCGGGCAATAGCTTCGATCATGGCGAGCTTGACGGTGATCTCCGTGTAACGCACCCAAAGCGCGTCATCGTTTCTTGAGTTCTCAAGTTGCCACTGCCGCACCCGACTGTACTCAGCGAAGGCGGTGTCTTCCCACTCGACTGTCATCGGCACAACGGCAGAGTTCGGCAGGGTCGGTACGTTGGCGAGATTGCCGACGCCGTTCGGTGCGACCTGATAAGTATTCCGAAGGTCATCGATCAGATCTTCCGGCACATCATTGCGTTCAGGGATCTGTGCGTCCGGGTAATCCTCGAACGGCGGGATCAGCAGGATGCGCGATAGCGTTCCGTTGTCCACCATGTCGTGGTTCAAAGCGGGAATGAGAGTTCGCGGCGTCGTCGTCCCGAAGAAGTTGAAGTTCGGCTGGTTGATGTCGAACCGCTGGCGATCGCGACTGTCCGCATACTCTTGGCCGTGGTAGATGCCGGAGCTGCTCGAATAGATCTCAAGAAGAGTCTTGATGATATCGCGCTGGTGGCTCGCCGCGTTCTTGGCGGTCAAGCTCTGAAGGTAGAGGCCCATCTCGTCGAGGTGCGAGATCCGTGACGGGTAATCGAACAGCGTCCGCAGGATCGCAACGCCTGACGAGAAGCGATCGCCGCAGATCAACTGGCCGAGGCCGGCTGACATCATGAGTTCCTTGACGCGCTGACGACTGTGATCTTTACCGGCACCGGGTTTGGCAACGGCGATCGCGAACAGATTGCACCGGGTATTGATATGCGCCATCGCATACCGTCGCCCGAAGATCGCGCCCAGCATGCAAAGCGCATTCATCAGGGCGAACGTCGGTTGCGGTTGTTGCGCAGTGCTATTGATCCAGCGCGTGATGCGCCCGACCAGCGACGGGCTCTCGAACCATTCGCTCGGGAAGTTTTCGCGCGTACTGCGAACGATCTTCTTGGGCTTCTCGACGTTGGTCAGATCGACACGCACCGCCTTGATCGGATTCAGATCGATGTGCGGAGGCGGCACCCAGCCTGCCTGCTGAGCGAAGAAGTACAGCGACCCGGCACCGATCTTGGTCGGCGGGCTCTTGCTATAGTGATCCCAGCGCGAGCGTGTCTCCAGTTGGTTGTACTTGCCCGAGCTTCGCGACCACTGATCGAAGATGTGGAAACCTTTTGCTTCGGTCGCGCAGTAAATCGCCATGCCGATCTTGTTCCAGTCGTCCCAAGAAAGATCGGGATTCTTCACGAACTTGAGTGCGTCCTCGACCGCCGCCAGTGTACCGACCAGCCCGTCATGCGAAGTCTTCGCGTCCTTGTCCGGGATGACCGTGGTCTTGCTGAGCGACTTCTTCCGTAGGTTCGGAGGCAAAGCCTTGTAGGCTTCCTCGCAAGCGGCCAGCACTTGTTCGCGAGTTACGAGCGGAAGCTGATCGACCGGCGTGTCGTGCGGCGCACTGAACGGCCACGAGTAAGGCTTGCCGGTATCCGGGTGCATCGCATAGGCGACGAACTGCTGGCCTTGCCCTAGGACTTCGATCGGGTGCATGGAGATCTTGGAGAAAGGCTCGGCAACCCGGTAGAGATACAGCGCCTTCGGTGCCTTGCCGATGCGAAGCAACTCCGACTGGCCGAGATGTTTCTCGAACACCTTGCCGATCTCGACCGCAACGTCTGCTTCGAGAATGTCGATGTCGATCGCGATGACTTCGCCCGTAAGGATACCGATGCCAGCACCGGGCCACTTCGACCACAGATCAACGTGGATCTGCTGAGCATTGATCTCGGTCCAGCGAGCGAGCTCGCCCCAACTGTTACCGTCGAATCTGCCCGGCCGCTTGGTGCCCGGCATGATCGGTATGATTCGATAGCCGGCGTCCACCAGCTTCGCACCATATTGTTCCATAAAGTTTTCAGACATGGTCCACCACTACTTCTACGCGCTCTTGTTCTTCGCTGTTCACATAAGATTTTGACGCCGACAGCACGGCAACGGACGCATCGTCTTTGAAGACTACGCCGTTCAGCCCGTCAAGGATGGCCTTGATAATGTTGTCGAGATCGGGCCGCGATACATGGAATCCTTCTTTCGTCTTGTGAAAGAAGAACGCCTTGATCTCTACCTTGAGCGGGCCTTCCATCAGCTCTTTGCCAAACATGGCGCACTGCGCAGTCGTGGCAATCTCTTGCTCGTAATTCTTCGTCTGCTGCGGCGTAAACGTGACCACCTTGCCGGTGTGCTTGTTGCGGCCGAACCGAGGGCGCGCCTTGCCGATGGGCTTGCCATAAATAACTAGATCAATCATTTAACCCCCGAAAGTTTTTGAATCCGAGCCATGATGTCTGCTGGCGGGGAGGACAACCCGTGCAAGAATCTGCTCAAAGTATTGCGGTGAATACCTAGCTTATTCGCCGCATCAGATATGGTAAGCCCTTGTTTATACAGGGCTAAATGAATCAAGTCCCGATACGTAAAGGGCTCGTCTTTTGTTGTATAGACTTGACCCTTCGTGATCTTGAGGATTACCTTCATCCACCGGGGTGAGGGAAAACGTTCGCCCGTTGCCCACTTGGTAACGGAACTGCGGTCACAGCCCGCCATAAGCGCGAACTGCTCATGTGTCAAGCCATTCTTTTCGAGCCACTCGGAAATAGTCATCGGTCCTCCTAGGCAGGGTGACACTATGCCACCAGTTGCACGATGTCACAAGGGGTGGTACATTTACTCCGCCGGTTGCCCCGGCCGACCATTAACTGACAAAGGACCAAAGACAATGACTGTAAGAACTGAAGCTGAAATTGCAGATGAGTTGTTCCAAGCGAACCTCGAAGAGAAGGCCGCAAAGGAAAAGCGAATCTCGCTCGAAGAAGAACTGATCGCACTCGTCGGTGCCCGAGAAGAAGGCGCACAGACTCACGAGATCGGCGATTACAAGATCACCATCACCGGCAAGTTGAATCGCAAGATCGACTGGGAAATGTTCGACGCGCAGTTGGCGGCGAAGATCCCGGCGTCGTTGCATCCGGTGAAGATGAAGCGCGAGCTCGACGAGACCGGGGTCAAGTACCTCGCGAACAACGAGCCGCAAATCTACAAAGTCCTGTTACCGGCGCTGACCATTCAGCCGGCCAAGACCAACGTCAAGATCACTCAAGGAGCATAAGATGGCAATCTCACTAAAGAGCCTGAGAAAGACAGGCGTCGCCCGTCCGCCGCGCATCGTTCTCTACGGCACGCACGGCATCGGCAAGTCCACGTTCGCGTCACAAGCGCCGGCCCCGGTCTTTATCCAGACCGAAGAAGGACTGGATGCGATCAACGTGGATGCGTTCCCGGTATGCCAGTCGTTCGAGGACATGATGGAAGCGATCGGAGTTCTCGCCAACGAGAACCATGACTTCGCGTCGGTCGTGATTGACTCGGCAGACTGGGCCGAGAACCTCGTCCACAAGAAGGTGGCCAGCGATAACAACGTCGCGACGATCGATGCTATCGGCTACGGCCGTGGCTACAAGGCGGCGGCTGACTACTGGCGTCAGCTTCTAGACGGCCTCGACCACTTGCGCGCTGAGAAGAGCATGCAGGTGATCTTGCTGGCGCACACGCAGGTCAAGCGGTTCGACGATCCGCTGGCTGATCCGTACGACCGTTATCAACTCGACCTGCATCACGGTAGCGCGAGTCTGATCTCGGAGTGGTGCGACATTCTGTGCTTCGCTAACCAACAGTACTCGACGGTCAAGTCTGATGTTGGTTTCAACCAGAAGGTTACGCGCGCGATCGGCACCGGTAGCCGTGTGCTGTATACGCAGGAGCGTCCGGGCTGGCAGGCAAAAAGCCGGTGGCCGTTGCCCGACATGCTTCCGCTCGACTACCCCAAATTCGCCGATGCTCTCGGCGCTGCAATGACACAAGTGACTGGAGAATAATCATGGCTCTTTTGAACATCAATCCCGCTGAATTCCAAAACATCGAAGCTCCTCGCGAGTACACGATCCTGCCGGTTGGCGAATACCAAATGCAGATCGTGCAGTCCGAGATCCGTCCGACCAAGGCCGGCACTGGCAACTACCTGTGGCTGGAGTTCGACATCCTGAAAGGTCCTGCTCCGCAAGGGCAGAACAAGTTCTGGCAACGTCTGAACTTCGACAACCCGAACGAGACCGCTCGTCGCATCGCGAACCAAGCATTGCTTGCGCTGTCGGTTGCGACCGGCCACACCTCGCCGGTTGCCGACTCCGAGCAGTTGCACTTCAAGCCGGTGAAGGTCGTGATCAAACACGCCGAGAACAAGCAGGGCAATCTCGAAGCGAAGCCCAGCTTCTACCCGGTCAATGCATCTGCTCCTTCTGCGCCGACTGCCCCTGCGGCACCGGCTACGGCGGCTCCCTCTGGCGCGAAGCCTTGGGAACGTCATAAGAAGTAACTGAGGGGGCGCGGCATCTGTGGAGTTTCCCTCCACCACTACGCTCTGCGGGTGTCGCGCCTACCTCTTCTGAGGGAGCATCATGGCAAAGATTCCACAAGTGGGAGATCCAACTCTCTCAGCAATTGACGTAGTCATGGAGGCCCAGCAAGAGCGCGGGACTCGTGGCTATGTCGGCGCATCGTCGATCGGCGATTCGTGCGAGCGCAAACTCTGGTACAGCTTTCACTGGATCAAGCAAGGCTTCATCGAAGCGGCCGGTCTGCGCCGGATCAACGACGGGCACCGTGGCGAGGCGATCGTTGCCGATATGCTACGGAAAGTTCCGGGCGTAGAACTTTCTACAGAAAGTGCAGACGGCAATCAGCATTCATTCGAGGATCTTGGCGGGCACTTCCGTGGCAACGCGGACGGCCTGATCACCGGGCTCCTGCAATCTCCAACCAAGCTACATGTCTGGGAGTGCAAGATCGTCAATGAAACCAAGTTCAAGAAAGTGGCGTCGCTTAAAGTGGCCAAGGGTGAAGACGAGGCGCTGAAGCATTGGGACTACGTGTACTACGCGCAGGCCCAGATCTATATGCATTACTTCAACGCGACCCGGCACTACCTGACCGTTGGTTCCCCCGGTGTTCGCGACCTAGATAGCATCCGCACAAAGTACAACAAGGGCGATGCCGAGATGTTTATTGAGAAGGCAAAGCGAATCATTACGTCGCCCCGCCCGCTCGGCCGGCTGTCGGAGAACCCGGCATGGCACGAGTGCAAGTGGTGTTCGTTCTATGGCGTCTGCCACGATGACGAGATGCCGAGCCAGAAGTCTTGCCGCACCTGCCTGCACAGTACCGCAAAGCTAGAGGGCGGCTGGAAGTGCGAGCTCAAGAACATCGCGCTCGACATCAAGGCTCAGAAGGCCGGATGCGGCCAGCACCTTTTCATTCCAGATCTGATCCCCGGAGAGCAAGTAAACTCTGGTCCTAACTGGGTTGAGTACAAGCTCAAGAGCGGGGACGTATGGATCGACCAAGCGAAATAGACGAAGAGCGCGTATCGACTGAGCTGATGCTGACGGGCGAGCAGTTGCACATGATCGTCAAGGCACTGGATGCGTACGCATCTGTCTTGCTGATCGCAGAGTCTGCCGCTGAATTTGAGAAGGTCAGGAATGTCGCGCAAACAATTATCAACCAGTTTCCAAGAGAAGAATTTAATTCGTGATTACGCTACGGCCCTATCAAACTGAGTCGATTGAATCGACCTTCCGATACTTTGCGGAGGAAGACGGCAACCCGCTGATCGTCCTACCGACTGGCACCGGGAAGTCCGTGGTCATCGCTGAGTTCTGCCGGCAGACTTTGGCTGGCTGGCCCGACACCAAGATCCTTGTGGTCACGCACGTTCGCGAGTTGATTCGCCAGAACTACGAAGAGCTCAAGGGTCTTTGGACCGACGCCCCGGCGGGGATCAATTCCGCTGGCCTCAAGCAACGGGACTACGAGCCGTCGATTGTCTTCTGTGGGATACAGTCTGTTCATAAGAAGGCGTCAAGATTTGTGAAGGTCGATCTGGTTCTGGTCGATGAGGCGCATCTGATTCCGCGCAAAGCGAACACGATGTACCAGCGGTTCCTCAAGAACCTCAAGATCATGAACCCGCATCTGCGCGTGATCGGTCTGACAGCAACTCCCTATCGACTTGACTCCGGTCTCCTGAATCAAGGACCCGAAGCCCTGTTCCATGCGATCTCCTACGAGGCAGAGCTCAAGGACATGGTCGAGCAGGGATACCTGACGCGCCTTGTCTCGAAGCAACCGAAGACGCGACTCAACACTTCAGGCGTCGGCACAAGGGGCGGTGATTTTATACCCGGCGAACTGGAGCGTGCAGTTGATCTTGACGAGGTCAACAAGGCAGCGGTCGCAGAGATTGTCGAGTACGGAAAGGACCGTAACTCTTGGCTGATCTTCTGTGCTGGCGTCAGTCACGCGACCCACATTGCCGAGGCCATCAACAAGCTCGGGATCAAGTGCGAGACCATTTTCGGTGACACGCCGAAGGACGATCGCGATCGGATCGTGGCCGACTTCAAAGCCGGGAAGCTCCGGGCCTTGGCATCGATGGGCGTGCTGACCACGGGCTTCAATGCGCCGTGCGTAGACCTGATCGCGATGCTGAGACCGACGCAATCGACCGGCCTGTATATCCAGATCATGGGTCGCGGGATGCGGAACTTCCCCGGCAAAGAGAACTGCCTTGTGCTGGACTTCGCCGGCAACGTCGCCCGTCACGGTCCGGTTGATCGGGTGAATCCGAAGAAGCCGCGTGCCTCAGACGGAGAAGGCGAAGCCCCGACCAAGACCTGCCCGGAATGCGACAGCATTGTCTTTGCGGCGCTCTCGGTCTGCCCCGACTGTGGGCATGAGTTCCCGGCGCGCGAGCCTAAGATCGAATCTACGGCGACGACGCTTGCCATCATGAGCATGGACGCGCCGGTCGAGTGGAAGAAGGTCAACTCCGTTTCGTACCGACTGCACAAGAAACCCGGCAAGCCGGACAGTATGCGCGTGGACTACCGCTGTGGGTTCGCAGTGATGTCCGAGTGGGTGTGCTTTGACCACAAGGGGTTCCCGAAAGAGAAGGCGCTCCGCTGGTGGAAGCAACGATGCATCTCTGACTTCGTACCGAAGACCACGCAGGAAGCGATCGCACACTCAGGGCACTTGAACAAACCAACCGAGATTCAGGTTCAGAAGAATGGCAAGTACACGGAAGTTACGAAGTTTCGGTTTATGCCCAATCTGCAAGCGGGAAGCGCGGGGCTTCATGTTCATGCCAACCCGGCAGTTGCGAAAGCCGGTTAATCGTTTCTGCTCAATGCAATGCTTGGATGCTTATATGATCGACAAAAGTCCTAACGAACAGATCGCCCTGAACGATGCCTCGGCTGCGGCTGGGCACTTTATTGAGGCAACGGGTACTTACAACTTCATGGACTTCAAGCCGGATCAGTTCGACCACTTCATCGAAACGATTGTCACGGCGTACGTGGAGGCTCTTCAGAGGCAGCGGATTGAGACCGAGGGGGTTCGGTTCCCCTGACGAATCCGTTGCGGTTACAGGCATGTACGCCGGTCGAGAAGATCACGATCCCGCAGAACTTGGGATGGGAGCACCAGCCCTCTTCCTCGTGGGTCTTGATGAAGTGCTTACACTGCGGACAATCCATCACACTGCCTCTCCCCGGAACCATGCCTTGCCACGCTCCACAACGACCATCTCGGGCTGGAGCAGATACCCGTCCTTGTACGTCAGCACGGCGAAGCCCGATGCCCAGTTGGCCGGCCCGGCCTCCGTATAGTCGAACTGAGCGCCGTACGGTTCTGCCAGCGTCCCAGTATCCACCCCGTACCTGCGGCCCCTGTAATCGCTCCACGGCGTGATATTGAGCTTGTGCAGGTGGCCGTGGACGTAGTGGACCCCAGACTTCAGGGTGCTGTTATAGGCGCTGTGGACGCCGCCTCCGACGGGCCGGTGCCGAACCGTAGTCCAGCCGTCCGTATTGCGATTGATGTGGATTGCCCAGCCAGCCTTCCATTCGGGCAAGTAGTCGAGCAGGGTCGAGCCGTCCATCTCCTCCAGCTCCGGGGCGTTCTGGCAGAGGTAGTTCTCAAACCGGGCATCATGATTCCCGATGGTGCGCATCAGGTCCGCGCCCTTGGCCGCTCGGGCGATCTCGGCTAGGCGGTCCTGTACCGCGTGCAGCTCGTCCTTCAGGAGCGGTTGCTTCTGCCAGACCGATCTCGGGTGCCGGCTGATCCGGGCACCGTCCAAGATGTCGCCGTTCATAATGACGGCCTTGGGCTTCAACTTCTTGGCTACGGCACAGAATGCTTCGTGGGCTACGGTGACCAGCCCCGGCCAGTAGTGGGCGTCGGAGGCGATCAGGATCACGCCATCTTTGATTTCGTACGGGATCTCTTGGTGGTACTCGTTAGCCCGTTTCGCAGCAAGCTCGTCGGTACGCTGCGCCACCTTCATCTTGTAAGTCTGCTGGAGATTCAGCGGAGGCTCTGGAGACTTTAGCTGGATTCCGTGCCTTGTTTCTATGGCACGGCGTCTGCTGTAGACCTGTCTTATTGATACCCCTAGTGCGCCGGATACTTTCCGTGCTGATCCTAGCCGTTGCCACGCGGCAATGAACTCGTCATCCGTCGCTATCTTCGACACGAATCACCTTTGAATAACCCCCATATCAGGGGAACTTTAGCGGGTTGCGTACCGACTAAGCAAGAGCTTTTCTTTTGGGGAATAGACCACGCCACCACGGGCTTTTTTCATTACCCGCTTTTCTTCCTGCTCGTGCAGTTTTTGAGCGAATGCAGTCGATGCCTCTGGGGTTTCAAAAATCCCGAGGTGCTCGCCAGTCTTAATGTAATGATCAATGGCTTCCTTGTCCGATACCACCTTGCCATTCACTACTGTGGGAATCAGCACTTCCTTTCCGTCGATGTTCACGCCCAATGAGCGCACAGTGCTGACGCTGCCATCCGGGTTACGCACAACCGGTCGGTTAGATAAGTCAATGTTTCCCGGCGTGATCAATCCGCCATCAGCTTTTTTTTCGGAGTAATACTTTTCCATCACAAAGTTTCTCGCGTCTTCCTCGGTTTTGCCGGGGGCAAGCTTAACGCGATAGACCTTACCGTCTGGCCCAGTGATCATCGCCGTTTGCGGAGCAGCAGCTTCTGCCGGCGGCGCAGCTTCAGCCTGTGCAGGCTCTTCCTTGCCGCTAGGCTTTTTCATCTCAGCACGCTTGTCGTACTTATTGAAGATGTCATTCAATCTCTTATCAAAGAGGTCAGACTGCTTCTGCATTTCCTCTGGGGTAATTCTGTTCTCTTCGCTTAGCTTCAGGTTGCGCTCGAACTCTTTGCCGACAGTTTCAATTTCCTTTTCCATAGCAAACTGCTGCTGATTGCTGAGCTTCTCAACATCAATCGGCGTGACCTTGATACCGAAGGTTTGCAACGCAGCCTGCAAAACGCTGAGCTTCGGCTGCATATCTGACTCAGATCCAGCAACCGCCTTCTTAATCTTTTCCGTAGCCGGCGCGCCCGGAATGCCGGGAAGATTAGGGAGCAACCCAGTAATAACCTTTGCGCCTTTGATACGCGCATCGTTCACTTGCTTTTCAGTATCGGTCGCACCAATGCCCAGCCCCTCAAGAGGTCTGCCGGTAAACGGATCTTTACCCTCGGCAAGCACAGTAAAGGCATCGAACAAAGGACCGCCCGGTTGCAGGGCTTGCGGAACCAGCGGGATGTTACGAGTCTCAGATTCTGTAGTTGCAAATACGTCGCCGCCGGGGATATACCGGCTGACATCCAGATACTCTGACGGCTCGCCTTCTTTCTGCGGCAGCTTGACCATCGTCGGCGGAGCACCGGGGATGCCAAACATCGTGCCCTTCTGACGCTCGGGCATCATGCGACGCTCGCGCTCGACATCAGCGTCCGACTTGCTCTCGCCGTATTCGTTCAGCCCGTAGCCAACAGCAGCCCACTTGGCGTACTTCCACGGCCGCAAGGCAGCTGACTCAGCCAGCAACGGGATGGCGCGGTAGCTGTACGAGATAAACGGATGCGTCGTGTTGCGCATCTTCTGAATAAGCGGCGCATTGATTTCGTAATCAACCAGCCACTTCTTCGCCTCCTTCGCAGCCTCTTCGGGAGACATGCCCGCCTTGAGACGATCAAGGAATATGCCGAAGCGGAAGATGCTGTCTTCGTTCTGATAAGCGTCAATCAGTTTGCCGCCGCTGTACTTCCAGCCTGCATTGGCAATCTTCAAGACTGTGTCTATCGGGTTATCAGATGGGCGCGCTCTTTCAATTTGATCAAGAACTTTCTTGCCTTCTCGGCCAAGCTCCTGAGATGCGAACCCAGCGTCAAAAACGCCAAGCCGTTCTGCCTGCTTGTACAGATCGCTGTTCGCACCCTTGCGCAGTTCATTCGCAGCCGATGCCAGTGAGCGCCAGTTGGCTCCGGACAAGTCGTACAGCATCACGTTGGATGCGATGTTGTTAACGTGAACCGCCGGGTTCAGAGCGGTCTTGCCGGTTTTCCACGCAGACAAAAGAGAATTGTATGTGCTGCCAAATGCGCTTTTGCCAAAGTCGCGGACCTTCTCCAGATCCTGCAAGTCTTGCGCAACTTCTGGAGACACATACTTGCCGGCCAAGTTGCCGTAGCGCGTAATGTTGGTCTTCGGGATCTTATCGCCTGAAAGCTGAACCCAACCCTCGACCGGCTGATCGCTGACGTACTGAGGCATACGAGCGATGTCGTCGTACATCTTGTACGTAGCAATGTCGTTTGACATGAGCTGACCCGTACGCGCGATCGCGTAGGCCGCGTCATCAATCTCGCCCTTGTTGGTGCGCTCTTCTTGCGTCAACTGACGACGAACACGGACCTTGCCGCCCTTCGAGGTGCCAAACTCTTCCCAGCCTTCTGCAAGGTACTGGTCCAGTTTGCTAGGCGGGATGTCGATGATCACGCCGCGCGGCTTGAGTTCAGAGCCAATGATGCGAAGCTGAGTAGAAACTCGGTTAAGAACATTCTTTGGCTTTAGGTTATCTGCGTACTCACGGCGCAGATACGTGGCAGCGTTTTTCTCAAACGTCTCGGGATTGAGCAGACCAACGTCCACCATCTTCTGGCCGTATCGAGTAATCGTGTCGCGAGACTTGTTGCTCAACTGAGCCAGAGACTCGACCGGAAGAGCCTCGCCCTGCAACATGTAGTACAGAACCTTGCGATCTTCCGGGGAAAGCTTTGCTGCATCGCGAGTCAGATCCAAGAAATCCGAAGACATCTCGTTCTTGAACATCTTGGCGTTTTGCTTAACGGCCAAGTAGTCAGCCGGCAATCCGTAGTTGTCGATGAACTGTCGGCTGAATGTTTCAGCAACGTCCTTATCAGAACCGATGACCGGCATACGAGCAAGAGCCTTGGAGCCAGCAAAACCAGCAAGCCCGTACAAGGCAGCGGCTTCCAGTTTGTCCGAGATGGATGCATCTTCCGGCAGGCTCTCGACGCCCAGTGTCGTAGCCGCAGCGGCAGTAGCGGTCGATAGCGGATTGCGCCGCATGAACTCAACGACCGGGCGACCGACGTAGTTCTGATAGGCCGCAATCGGGGCAGCAGCAATTCCAGCGCGACGCTGTTCGATCGGAGTTGTAGCTTCGCGACGAGCGGCGTCTTCTGCTGCACGCGCAGCCTGCGCTTCTGCGGTGCGCTCCAAGAAGTTGATGCCGGTCAGCTCTTCTGCCGTCTTGGCAGCGGCCTTAACAAGCTTCGCCTTCGGGCCCAACGGCATCACCAACCCAGCGGCCAGCGCAGTCTCTTCAGCCGGAAGCGTGCCTTTGCTGGCTTCTTCTAACGGCTTGGCAACAACGGTTTCGATGCCGGCTTCGACCGGAGAAAACGCCGTGCCCAGACCGCCAAGTACCGTCTTACCAAGACCAATAGCTTTGCCAGTCAGCGTTGGCTGATCCAACATTTGACGCACACCTTCGCGTGCGAACTCTAGGTTCTCACCAAACTTGCGCTGATAAGTTTCTGGGTACGAGGTGATCGGCTTGAGAACTTGCTCCATGAATGTAGGAGCAGGAGCAGCAGGCGCAGACGGCTTTCCACTCGCAGCCTCTGGGATCTGATACGCCAGCGGCGAAGCCTCAGCAGTACCCGGCTTGCTGCGGTAAAACTTATCTATGACAAAGTTTCGCGCATCACTTAGGGTCTGATCATCGCGGGCGTTAATACGGTAGTTCTTACCGTCCGGGCCAGTAATGTTATAGACGGGCATCGTTTTCTCCGCCTTGACTTGAGGCTATTTTACCGGAGCTCCGGACATATCAACATCGATCACATCAGGCTCTGTTTCAGCAAGAACCTCAGAATACTTGGGACGTTGCGCAAGATTCCACTGCTGTACAATTTTCTTTTGTTCGGCAGTAGCAAACTTCCCTCTTCGAGAGTATTGATTGATTGTCTCTACCGGGATGTCTTTAACGGCAGCTCTTGCATCGTCTATAGACTTATCCGTTGTTTTCATGCTCAACGTCAGCTTTGATCCGCTCCCCCTTTTAAGGAAGCCAAGCAACGCTAATCCGCGATCACGAATTTTGGGATTAGAACTTTCGGACATGGTCAAAGCATTCAAGAACTGAGCCGAAGCACTGCGATCTTGTTCAGGCTTCTTCTCTGTCTTTGCTTCTTTAACCTTTACCTTTGCCGCTGCAATCAGATCAGCAGGATACTTTTCAGGATTGTCTGAAATGTTCTGCCAATACATGAGCTCAGAAACCGAGGCCGGGATTCTTTCAGTCTTCTGCGCGTACTTGCTTGCCAAGGTTGCAAGATTGCTCTCTTCTTCCTTAGCCGCAGCCGCCTGAGTGCGGGCAACATTCAAATCAAAGTTAGCCAACTGCTGAGCTTGAAGCGCCTTTGCTTTGCGCTCTTGATCGGTGACATCGCTGACGTACTTGCCAAGAGCACCGATTGATTCGCCAAGCGTACCAGCGCGCCCCACAGGCCCCGGAGCCAGCAGCGTGCTGCCCACACCGAGAAGCCAGTCGGCTTTAGATTGCTTGGTCGGTTGACTCAGGATCGCGTTACGGGCGCGCTCAATTTTAGTCTTGAGATCAGCCGCCGCTTCTGAAGAAGAAACGCGAGAACGGCGCAACATATCCGCAACTTCAAGCGGACTGAGCTCGCCAGTCTTTACAGACCGAACAGTAACCGGCTGCAAAGAAGCTTCATCGGTTCCTTCGTCGTCCGTACCTTCGTTTAGATAGCCTGCCATATCCACACCTTATTCCGGATAGAGTTCTTTGTACTTCTTGAGCAAGCCCAAAATTGAAGTGCCGTAGCCCAAAAGTTGCGTAGCACCGGGCTGCGTGCCGGTTGCGCCAGCAGGCAATTCTTCTTTAACTTCAGAAGTAACAGTCGGCAGCTTGCCAATAGCCGGAGCGATACTTGCCAAGAACTGCGCTTGCTCTTTCGGATAATCGCGCTGAGCAATGAAGTCCTTGTACGCCTGCTCCAGATTTGCCTGCTGCATCGCACGCTCGGCTGACCCGACGCCTGTGACTGCTTGAGCGGCACCGAGGCCGTACTTCTGCGCAAGGCCAGCGATGTCAGCGCCAGTGCCAGCAGCTTGTCGTTGTGCAGCAACGTCCTGCGCAAAGATGTCAGCCGAGGTCTTGTACCCAGACTCCAGCGCCTTGGCCTGTTCCGCCAGAACGCCTTCTTGAACGTCACGCAGAGCGCGGGCACCGAATTCGCCCATGCGGCTCGAACCGCGACCGGGGCCGAACTGACCAGCCTTGATGAACTCTTCGCCCACCGCCGGGAGGAACTTCTCCTGCAACTGGCGTACGCCGACATCCGCGATTTTGTTGACCACGTTCTGCGTATACGGGCTCATATAAGCCGCAGCAGCCTGTGGGAACGTCTGCATCGCACCGCCCAGCGCAGTACCTGCCTGCTGCAAGAACGGCTGATAAGCGCCCGCAGCTTGCTGGGTCATCTGGAACCCTTGCTGCTCCGTCGGCGTGAAGCCTGCGATCCGAGGGCCGGTGTACTGGGCATACGGCAACTGCGCAGCGCCAGAAGCCATCTGGAGCATCTGCTGGTTGTACTGGTTGTACCACTCGGGCAGTTGAATTGAGCTTTGCCCGGATACCGTTACCGGAGTCGGGGCTTGCCCCTCGAAGAGAAAGTTAGAAACGGCCATTACGACAACCCTCCGCCCATGTACTTCTCAGGCGATTTTGCGTTTGGACTAATCCGGCCACGCGAGAGGGCACGACCCTTATGCTGCCGAATCTTAGCACGGAACTTATCCAACCGACGCGCCCCCTCCTTGGTGGAACCGTCGCCCAGCAGGGCCAGCGTCTCTGCGTCAATGACGTACTCGCCGTCACTCAGCATTGCCGGGATCTTGTCATCGCGGCCAGAGCCGGGGCCGTCCACGTAACGCTCAGGTTTGGCATCGCCGCCCTTGGCATACCCGATCAGCCCGCCGGTCATGTTCTCGTCAACGTAGCCACCAGCGGCTTGGGTGATAACCCCAGAGGGCTGGACCGGAGTTGGCACAACCAGACCCGGCTGCGTGGGCTGAGCAAGCTGAGTGTTGTACTCAAAGAACTTGGCCTCAGGCCGCGTGGCATAGGTGTAGTAGTCGATGTCCGGGCTGAGCTGCTTGCGCCCAAACTGGACCGGCGTGAGACCCGCACCAAAGCTGGCTCCACCGCTCGTGTCGTATTTGCCCAAACCACCAGTACCGCCGGCCGTACCGCCAGCCATTGCGCTTCCTGCCCCAAGAGCACCAAGAACCTTGAGCGCGTTTTCCAACGTGCCGTACTTCTTGATTAAATCTTCAACCGTAGACGGTTGTTTGATTTCCGTCGGCTGGTAGTCCTTGAGGATGTCCTCTGCTTTCGGCGGAGGCTGCAATTGCGGCTCAGGGAATATAGGCAGCGGCGGGATCACCGGAGGCGGGTATTTAATTCTTGGTTGCTGAGATACCACTTCTTCCAACGGCGGCTCAGCAAGATCAGGAACTCCCGGCTGTCCAAGCTGTTGCGCAATTTCCGCAAGCGTCGGGCCAGCGGCAAGCACTGCCTCAGGGAAATTCAACCCATCGGTCAGCCTGCTCTTGGTGACATCAATCGTCTCCGGACCACCTTCCGGCAAAATGTCTCCCGGCTGCAAGTTAGCTGCCGTTGCGGCACCAGTCGTTGCAAGCGCGGCCTTTGCCAAAGGCGGAACTACAGGACGACGCGCAGTGACTTGAATTTCTTCAAGCGGAGAAGTCGGTTCGCCCGGAGGCGTCGGTTGCGTCGGGCTGATGCTGGGCGCAGCCATCTTGCTTAGTGCGCTGGCCGTTGCAGAGCCAAGCCCTGCTTTTGCCAAAGCGCCGACGACTTCACTCAACTTGCCTGCTTTGCTGGCGCTGACCAGAATTTCCGGAATTGCATCAGCAGCAGCGGCAGCACCAGCGGTTCCTGCGGCAATCGCGCCGAGACCCGGAATGCTAGGTGCACCGATAGTAGTTGCGATCTGAGCAAGCGTCGGAGCCTGAGCAAGCTGGCTTGCGGTCAAAGCCTGAAGGCCGGACGTTCCACCAGCAGCACCAGCAGTACCTGCCGTTCCAGCTCCAGCACCAGTTCCAGCACCAGCGCCAAACATTCCCGGCGCAAGCGCGTAAGCCGCAGCCAAAGCAGCCGCAACCTTAACGGCCTGCTCAACCGGCAACTTGCTCAGCAACGTCTCTTCAGCCTTGACCCCAAGCGACGGATTGACGAACCCAGCGCCCTGATCAATTGCCTGCATACTGCGTTCTTTGGCTTGGTCAAGGCTCATCTTGTTGCCTTCACCAACGTAACGCTGCTCGTATTCCTTTTCGCCCACGACGTTCTTGAGGGCGTCGAAGTAATTATCTACGTCCTTCTTGTCCATCTCCGGCGTGATATAGCGCATGGACTCCGGGGACACGAGCGTGCTCACAAA